GATGCTCATGTGGGTTGGGAGCAGGGCAACTTCAGCGTGCAGATGGGCCCATCTTGGCTCCAGCCTGATGCAGGTGACACCTCTGTGGGCTTCTCTGGCAAGGCCAACGTGTCTGCTCCTGTGGCAGAACCGCTGGATGTTTACGGCGAAGTGTCCTACGCCAAGTACAAGGATGCTGATGCTGGCTATGGCCTGAAGGCTGGCCTGAAGTACAAGTTCTGAGCTACCTTCTGGTTGGAACCTCACACGTTTCTTGGCCCCTTCAATGGGGCCTTTTTGCTATGGGTCAAAAAATCTGCAACCTGCTTGGCATCCTGGGCTTCGTGATGTCTGGAACATTGGTTGGGCTAAGCATTGCTGCTTTTGCCCGCATCCCTGGAATGATCGAAGACTATGCCGCGACTGTGGTTGACGACATCGCCGGCAATGTCACCGAAATGATTCCGGGTGAGATTGAGAAGGCAATGCCAGAGCTGCCGACCAGCACTGGCCCAGCTGTGCCATTCAAACTTCCCTGAAATCAAGTAATCATCTTGGTGCTAGCCACGGGATCCTCTGGGTCGTGTGCTTCCGGTCCAAAACCTTCTGCCTTGATGCGTTCAGCAAGGTTCGTTTTTGGCGCGGTTGCTTCTGGTTTCTCGTCAAACGACGCCAGCCACTCTCTGATTGCTGTACCCGTGGGAGTCGATTTAGGCCAACGAATAAAGGCTAGAAGGCGTTTAGTGTCGGTGAAAGACATTGAGCTGTAGCCGCTTTTGCAGATGTAAACCACTGGAGGGCCTTCCCGCATTCGGGTGCGCTCTATAAACAATGATCCAGCTGTAAACCGCTCTGACTTCATGGATGAGATACCTGAAATTCAAATCCCTGAACTTGATGTTGTCGTAAATCTGCCTGAGGTAGCGATACCAGATGTGCCGCCTGTAACGCTGGAGCTTGGCGTTCCAGTCATCGATATGCCGTCGTTTAGTCCGTTGGACTTTGAGCCAGAAGTTGAACCAGTAAAGCCCAAGATTCCACGGATGCCAAAAAAGCCTGACCCGATCGAGGCTGTAAAGAACATTCGACTGCCTGAAAAACCTAAGCCTGTGCCTGTGGCAGAAGTTGAGGAAACCAAGCCGCTGGTGCAACAGGTTATTGAAGCTATCCCTACGCTGCCTCAAGCAACCACTGTGGCGGCATCTTCTGTGATTGGTGTATCAGCAGCCCTTGCGACTCCTTTTCTGTTGAGGTTGATCAAGCCAACAGTGAAGAAGGTAGCGAAGAAATTGCAGAAGGCGTTGGGCAAAAAACCCAAGGTTGAGTCGGTTATGGAGCGGCGGAAGTTTCAGCGGTCTTTACGACCGAAATAGGGTGCGTGTGGGGCGTTGGGTGATTGATCACAATATCGGCGCATACCTTCCTGTAAGGGCTTGATTTAACAAATTGGATGCCTTTGCTGAGCAACTCACCGCATACCCGTGCTCGCGAGAGTTCAAAATCTAAACGCTTGTTAGCTAATTGCTGTTTCTGCAGATCAAGTTGCAGGTCAACAGCTTTTTTGCAACGTGCCTGCAGACCGCCGTCTAGCGGGATTGTGGCCTGAACAGATAGGCCAAAATTCCAGTTGTGCTGGTCTTTCTGCCCAGTTCTGGTGTCCTTGAAGAACAACACATCTCCAGGATTATCAAGTCGCCCGTCTTCATCTAAATCGCTGAGATCGTACACCGGATCGTCGTAGCTGTATTCATACGGCAGGCCCCATGATTTGGTGCGGTTAGCGTATGGCGTGACCGTCAAAGTTGGCCCCTGGCATTGTATAGATCCTCCATAAGTGTTTGTAATAGCGGAACCCTGCAATATCTGCACCGCTTGATTACTAACTGACCCAGAACTTGTCGCCGTAGGTGATGCCGTTGCTGAAATTCCTCCTATATCGTTTGCATTTACAGGAGCGCAAAAAATTACTCCGAGAAGGATGAAACCGTGTCTACAATACTTGTTACCTCGGTAACTCTTTGCACGGTTGTTCTGTTGCTGAGACCTGGCCCGCGATACGTCTCCGTGAACTGGAACGATTTGGCTGGATCGACAACTGACCAGTTCGGCCGTTTTCCTAAGGATGTCCATCCGTTGACGGTGGTTTCAGAAATCGGATTTAAGTATGTGTCACTCTGCACGTTTGTGCCTGTTGCGGTGTATTCAAAGCCGGTGTTGAACTCCTCGCTAACGATTGTCTCAGTTACCTTGCTGAACGTCTCTTGGTGGCTGGTTAAAGTACCAGTCTTGAAGTTTGGGATGACCGGCAGGCTGTGTGCAGCTGGCGATAACAACAACAGCAGCAAGACAGCTTTCATCAGTTAGCAGTGATTGACGTAACCACTTGGCCGACGGCCTGGGTACCCGCACCCCCCGCCGTTATTGCGAGAGAATGGCCTGAATCGATGGTTCCGGCTAGGGAGCCCGCGACTCCTCCACTTTGAACAACGTTGATGCCAAGCAATGGCAGTGAACCAGCAACACCGCTTGTGATGGTCACAGTCGAAGGCGTGTCATCGCCTTCCATGTAGGTCTCACTAAATGACCAGCTGCCAGTTCCAGACAGGGTTGGAACGGTGCCTGTGTAGTCAACAGCTGAACCACTGGTCAGATCGTCAAGGCTGCCGATCTGGTTTGCAGTGCCACCAGAGGAAACACTGACGCCCATACCGCTGACGCTGTAGGAGCTGCCAACACGAGTAGCAGAGGTTGCAGCCCCATCTACAGCCAAACTCACCGAACTTTTTATGGAATGTGTGATGTCCGCCTTAGCAGGCAAGGCAGCAGCCAATGTGATGCCTAATACCAAAAGTGTGCGGTTCATTTGATGCCAGTTTTGGTGTCCTTGCTGTCAACAATAGTCGGCTTCTTATTCGCATTGCCACTGGCCTTGCGTTCAATGCCAAACGATGCCATCGCGCCGGTCAACAGAGAAGCGACAAAGGTGTTGTCCATTTTCATTTGGGGGAACAAGCCCAGGTAGGAAACGGTAAGCAGAGTGGCGCTCCAAACGAGTACAGCGCATTTGACGAGATCCGCAACGCTAACGCCTTCTTTTTGGTCCTCGTTTGTAGGCTCTGTCATGATGAAGTGAGTGCTAGCAGCGGGTTATGGTTGAAGTCTGGGCCGCCGTTGCTGGTGCGTCAATCACAGTGGCTGGCTTGGGTGTTTCAGGTATCAACCGTCAAACACGCTCTGGCCAAGACTCGTTAATTCGTCTGACTACTGCTGTAGACAACCTGTCCAGCAGGCTCGATATTTTGCATCAAGACATCAAGAGCAAGGATGCTGAGGTTTTTGGTCGTTTGAGCACATTGGAGCGTTCAGTGGCTCGACTGGAAGGTCATAGCGATAGGCACTAACGTATTAGTGCAGTTCAAGGCGCAATCATGTTGCTGCTGATCCGCCCAATCCTGTTCCGGTTTATGCAATCGGAAGGCGTCAAAAAACTGGTGATTGATCTTCTGGAGGCATATTGCTCCTCTACTGACAACACCATCGATGACCAAGTGGTGGCCTTCGTGCGTAAAAACATGTATCCGACGACGAGGATTGAAAACTGAGACGTGTCCGGCATCATCCAAGTGACCCTGCTGCTCATTGTCATGGGCCTCGCGTTGCTGCCGTTTTTTGAGTGGTACAAGCCAGACGTGCCGCATCGCATGGCTGCCATCAAGCAGCTGGAGGAGGCGATGCCCCCTGAGTTGCTCCAGGAGGATGCGGAATGGTTTCAGGCGTGGAAGGCCAGCGGCATCGATCAGGAGGTGTACTTGCCTCGCTATTTCCGACAACTTGATCTGCCTGGCGGCGAGCGCAAATGCTTCACGTCGGCTGCGGCTATGGTCGCCGCCTTTTACAAAAAGGTCGCGACTCAGGAGGAGTACGAGCGGGTTAGGGCTCGATACGGCGACACCACTTCTGTATTTGCTCACGTTGAGGCACTAACCAGTTTGGGCTTGCGTGTTCGCTTTGTAGACAACGCTGATGCGGAAGACGTGATGGAAGCTATCGACGCGGGCATCCCTGTCCTGGTTGGCTGGCTGCATCAAGGCAACATGCTGCGCGGTGAACCGCCAATGTGTTCCA